ATTCAACTTATGTATACGCCACAGAAACACGTTGTGTTGCATTCACTGGACAAATCATTAGTCCATATGCTAAGTATCAATGTAAAGTTTGTAAAAACAAGTTCCAAGACACTAATGGTTTTGTACAAAAGAACGAAATTCCAGTACATGTTGCCTGCACTTTTGATACAGACAACTCTGGGAGATTGATCGTAGATTTTGAAAATCAGGATGTTTTGAGGGCTATGATTGAGAAGATCCCTAATTCAATGATTAGCGACGTATCTGACGAAAAGTGTGTTAGAACACTGCCGTTGGAAATGGAGCGCAGCGATGAAGCGGGTATTTTCAAGTGCGAGGATGCATCATACATATTTGGTTTGATGGTGCTGTTCCCTGTTCTAGCAAAGATTGCAGTTGAGACTGATAAAGCCTTGAGAAATTGGTATTACACCATGCTCGAGAAAAAGAACACATTAACTCGTAGAGTAATAATGGGTCTTTTGATTGCTGCTATCACCATTTTAATGTCCTTAGCTTTATTAGCTATTTGGGACGTTTGTTTTGATTGGTGGTACAGACGAGAGAATCTTAAGAGATTTAAGAAACAATTAGAGAAGAAGCAACAAATGGATGTCACTTTGGAAATGTTCCATAAGTTAGACATTGGGGCCCGTGAAACTGCGGAGCAACTTTCATTTGTTTGTGGAGTCTTAGAATCTATGCAACAAGAAAAGGAGCTGGTCAGATTAAATAAAACAACTGACACAGTAGTCGAAGAATCGACTGAAGAGGATCAAACACAGGATGAGAAAGCCAAGAAAGGCAGGAACAAAGGTACTAAGAGCAAGAAAGCTAATACCGGTATCCAAACAAGTGGGTTCCATCAAAAAGATGCACCTGCTGAATTCTCAGAATCTGAATCCGAAGCTGAAGATGATGATCACGATGGTTTCGCTGATGAAGGAGATTTTTACAATCCCAACATTGGTAGACGAAGTTCAAAGAAATATCGATACAATCAATCCCAAGCCAAGGCAGTTTTTGAATCCGAAGGTTATGAGAAACTGGAAAGTGGACCTCTCCCTTCGAAAAATGGAGAAGGAGTGGCCGCACAAAGAATCAAGAAACTCACCAAGAGAATACATGGTTTAGGTTACGAACCTGAACAAGCTAATGTTGATAACATTAAGTCATCTTTTGAGAAGAAGAAGAAGATTTTGTCAGTTCTCAGAGAGCAAATCAAGAAGATTAAAGCTCAAGTCATGGGTACAGCTCAAAACAATGCGTACCCACCAAAACCAAAGGCCAAAGTTACACCAACTGAGCCTGCTGAACCAAAAGCAAAGAAGGACAAGAAAGTCAAAAAGGAAAATTCTAAGAAGGAAGTCAAAGTGCCATTAAGCACAAAGGTCGGAATTAAACATGAGAGTGGAAAGATCGGTAGCCATAATTTTATGGTCTCTGATTTGGAAGGTCTCTGGACTATTGAGAATGAAACTCATATCAAGTCCATGGTTAAATTAGCCAATGTTTTGGTTACTGCCAGTCATGGCCCCTTCGAAGATGAAAAACCTGGCTTTACGACTAAAGTTAAACGAGTTGCACCAGACGGTGAATCAGTTTCCTACAGGGTTAAATTGATTGCTACTCATCCTGAGAAGGATATGCAAGTCTGGATGGCACCCGCAGATGGTACGTCATCTTTCAAAGCAGTTGTTCCAACTGAGGAACTAAAACTCGCTGCCCCCACCGCTCGAATTATCGGAATTTCTGCGGATGGAAAACCCAATACCTCCAGTGGTAAATGGGAGTTGAGGAGCGATGGATTTGGTTATTACCACGGCACCACTTATGATGGTTGGTCGGGTTCTGGCGTTAGAGTCAACAACAAGCAGGTCATCGGGATCCACAAGTTTGGGAATGATGAAAAAGATCAACCCAATGGGTTTACCCCATTCAGTCAAGAAGACATTGATTGGATCCACGCATGTTCGGGAAACGGGCCGCGCTTGGCGGCACCGTCCGACGTGTAGACGGCGGCTGGCTCCGGGATTTAGAGGATCAACCTCTAGAATCCTGGGCAACCCTTGAGGGGGACTTTGACGATCTTGGTTTTGTCCACCAATTTCGACCCCTCAAATACAAGACAACCCTACATGCAGGGGAAAAATGCATACACTGGTCAGATTTTGATAAACATGAAGAATACATAACCGAAGCCGACACCACACACAATTATTGTGCACCAGACATTGAAGCTGTTTATAAACAGGTCAATATGTTTGGAGTAAAAGCACCTGTGTTTGATGCCGAAACAGAGGAGTTATTCGACTTAGCCAAGAAGGTTGTTATTAAAATCCTGGACAATTCGGGAGTTTCTACCGTGCCAATATCACCACATGAAGTTAGCTATGCGCGAACCGCTAGTACCGGTTACGGGCAAAAGTTTACTACTAAAGGTCAATATGTTGACAACGGAGAACTCGATTCCACTCTAGTGGATTTCATTAATGAATGGGAATCTATGGAGTTGGTACCCTTGTGGTCGGTTAAAGGTAAGAAAGAATACTTGCCTAAGCTGAAAATCGATGAGAAGAACGTCAGAGTCTTCATCATCCCTAATGTTGACGTCTACTTTACACAAGCAATGTTTTGCCAGCAATTCAACGCCTCGATGAGTACAAAAATGGAAAATTGGTGCAGTGTTGGTACATCATTTCAGTATGGTGGCTTCAATAGATTGTTCAGACAACTAGAATCTTTTGATTGGATAATCGAAGGAGATTGTACAAAATGGGATAAGAGAGCAAAAGAGAG